AAGAACGATGATGTTGATCGAAGAATCCCAGCTGCCCGAGGCGGCGCTGCCGGTCGCCGCGCTGAGGCGGCACCTGCGGCTCGGCACCGGTTTCGCCGAGGACGACCTGCAGGACGCCGTGCTGGGCTCGTTCCTGCGCGCGGCGCTGGCGGCGATCGAGGCGCGCACCAGCAAGGCGCTGATCGCGCGCGGCTTTGTCTGGACGCTGCATCGCTGGCGCGACGCTCAGGCCGAGCGCTTTCCGATCGCGCCGGTGACGGCGGTGACAGGCATCGAGGTGATCGACCATTTCGGTGCAGCCGAGACCGTTGAGACAAGCGCTTACCGGCTCGAACAGGACGGTCAGGCGCCGCGGCTCTGCGCGCAGGGCGCCGCCTTGCCGACACTGCCCGAGGGCGGGGCGGCGGAGATCCGTTTTACCGCCGGCTTCGGCGCAGCGTTCGATGATCTGCCGGCGGATCTGGCTCAGGCAGTGCTGCTGCTGGCGGCACACTACTACGAGTATCGTGAGGCGACCGGGCTTGGGCAGGGCTGCATGCCGTTCGGGGTGACTTCCTTGATCGCGCGCTACCGCCCGCTTCGCATGGGGTTTGGCGCATGAGCATTCCGCTATTGAACCGCAGGCTGGTGCTCGAGGCGCCGGTGGTCAGCCCTGACGGCGCAGGGGGGCAGATGGAGAGCTGGACCGCCATGGGCACGCTCTGGGCCGAGATCCGCCCCAAGACTGGGCGCGAGGCGACCGGCGAGGCGGGCGCGATGTCGGTGCGGGCCTTCCGTATCACCGTGCGCGGCGCGCCGCTGGGGGCCTCGAACCGGCCGCTGCCCGGGCAGCGCTTTCGCCAGCAGACGCGGCTTTTCCGCATCGTGGCGGTGACAGAGGCCGAGCCCGGTGGGCTCTACCTCACCTGCGAGGCGCGCGAGGAGGTGGCGGCATGAGTTACGCGATGTCGGCGGCGCTGCAGGGCGCGATCTATCAGCGGCTGGCCGGGGATCCGGCGCTTGCGGCGCTCGTGGGGGCGCATATCTACGACGCGCCGCCCGCCGGGACGCTTCCGGGACTCTACCTGACGCTCGGCGCCGAGACGGTGCGCGACGCCTCTGACGCGGATGGGAACGGCGCCTGGCATGATCTGACGGTGGCGGTGATCAGCGACGCGGCGGGATTCCAGTCGGCCAAGGAGGCGGCGGCGGCGGCGAGCGACGCGCTTGACGATGCGCCGCTGGCGCTGACGCGGGGGCGGCTTGTGAGCCTGCGCTTCCGGCGCGCCCGCGCGCGGCGCGAGAGCGGCGGGCTGAGGCGCATCGACATGATCTTCCGCGCCCGTGTCGAGGACGCGTGAGGCGCCGGCACGACCAGTCAGTGACACGTGGCGGAGGCTTCCGCCGATCAGCAAGGAGCGAGACAGATGGGTGCCCAGAACGGCAAGGACCTTTTGGTCAAGGTGGACCTGACCGGCGACGGCCAGTTCGAAACCATGGCGGGGCTGCGCGCCACGCGGGTGAGCTTCAACGCCGAGAGCGTCGACGTGACGACTCTGGAGAGCCAGGGTGGTTGGCGCGAACTCTTGGCGGGGGCCGGGGTGAAATCGGCCAATATCTCGGGCTCGGGCGTGTTCAAGGACCAGGCGACCGACGAACGCGCCCGGCAGATCTTTTTCGATGGCGACACGCCGGCCTTCCAAGTGGTGATCCCGGATTTCGGCACCGTCGAGGGAGCCTTTCAGGTCACCGCCATCGAATATGCCGGCAGCCACAATGGCGAGGCCACCTACGAGGTCTCGCTGGCCTCGGCGGGGGCGCTGAGCTTCGTGCCGGTGCCGGTGGCCTGATGGTGAACCCGTGGCGCGGCGAGGTGGCGGTGACGCTTGATGGCGAGCGCCGGGTGATGCGGCTGACGCTGGGGGCGCTGGCCGAGCTCGAAGAGAGCCTCGGCGACGATACGCTGGTCGCGCTGGCGCAGCGTTTCGAGCAGGGGCGCTGCAGCACCCGTGACGTGCTGGCGCTGATTGTCGCCGGGCTGCGCGGCGGCGGCTGGGAAGGCTCTGCGGCGGATCTCCTGCGCGCCGAGATCGCAGGCGGCCCGATGGTCGCGGCGCGGGCGGCGGCGGAGCTTCTGGCGCGGGCCTTCATGCTGCCGGAGGAGGGCTGATGGAGCGCTTCGACTGGCCCGCGCTGATGCGCGCCGGGCTGCGCGGGCTGGGGCTGCGGCCCTGCGAGTTCTGGGCGCTGACCCCGGCGGAACTGCGGCTGATGCTGGGCGGTGACAGCGCCGCGAGGCCCATGGGACGGGCGCGGCTCGAGGAGCTGCTCGCGGCCTTCCCGGACGAGGTGAAAGGGGATCGGCAATGACCGAGTTTGGCGAGATGGGCGATCTCGACGGCGATATCGCGGCACTGGAGGCGAGCCTCGGCTCGGCCAGCGCCATGGCGGCGGGGTTCGATGCCGAGCTCAAGCGCATCCACCAGACGTTTTCCGCGACCGGGGGCAGCGTCACGCGGCTCGAACGGTCGCTGAGCTCTGGGCTGGGGCGGGCCATCGACGGGGTGATCCTCGACGGGATGAAGCTGTCGGATGCGCTGGGCGTTGTGGCGCGCTCGATGGTGGATGCGGCCTACCGCGCCGCGGTGCGACCGGTGTCGGATCATCTGGGCGGGCTGATCGCCGGCAGCATGGCCGGGGTGTTCGGTGGGCTCTCGCCCTTCGCGCAAGGCGGCGCCTTCGCGCAGGGCAAGGTGATGCCGTTTGCCTCGGGAGGAGTGGTGAACGGGCCGGTGGCGTTCCCGATGCGGGGCGGCACCGGGCTCATGGGGGAGGCCGGCCCCGAGGCGATCATGCCGCTCTCGCGCGGGCCGGACGGGCGGCTCGGCGTGCGCGCCAGCGCCGCGCACCAGCCGCCGATGGTGGTGATGAACATCACCACGCCAGACGTGCAGGGTTTCCGCCGCAGCCAGTCGCAGATCGCGGCGCAGATGAGCCGTGCGCTGGGCCAGGGCCTGCGCAACCGCTGAGGATCTGAGGAGAAGAGCATGAGTTTCCACGAGGTGAGATTTCCCGCCGACCTGAGCTTTGGCGCGCTGGGCGGGCCCGAGCGGCGCACGGACGTGGTCGAACTGAGCAGCGGCTTCGAGGAGCGCAATAGCCCCTGGGCGCATTCGCGCCGGCGCTACGATGCAGGGCTGGGGCTGCGCGGGCTCGACGATATCGAGCAGCTGCTGGCGTTCTTCGAGGCGCGGCACGGCCAGCTCTACGGGTTTCGCTGGAAGGATTGGGCCGATTATCGCTCCTGCAAGCCCTCGGGCACGGTGAGCCCCGGCGACCAGGTGATCGCGCGGGGCGACGGGGCGACGCGGAGCTTCCAGCTGGTCAAGGTCTATCGCTCCGGCGGGGCCAGCTATGCCCGCCCGATCACCAAGCCGGTGGCGGGCACGGTAATCGCCGCCGTGCAGGACGTGGAGATGCGCGAGGGCGTGCATTTCGCGCTCGACCTGACCACGGGCACGATCACCTTCACCGACCCGCCGCTTTCGGGTGTCGAGATCACCGCGGGCTACGAGTTCGACGTGCCGGTGCGCTTCGACACCGAGCGCATCAACGTGAGCGTCGCGAGCTTCCAGGCCGGGCAGGCGCCCGACGTTCCGGTGGTCGAGGTGCGGGTCTGATGGGGGCGGCGGAGCTACATGCGCATCTGGCCGGCGGGCTTGGCACCGTGGCGCGTTGCTGGGCGGTCACGCGGGCCGATGGTGTCGCGCTCGGGTTCACCGATCACGACCGCGATCTGGCGTTCGACGGGCAGAGCTATCGCGCCGATACAGGCCTCAGCGCCAAGACGCTGCAGCAGGCCACGGGGCTCTCGGTGGACAATTCCGAGGCGATGGGTGCGCTGCGCGATGATGCGCTGTCGGAGGCGGATATCGAAGCCGGGCGCTTCGATGGGGCCGAGGTGGTGTGCTGGCTGGTCAACTGGCAGGATGTGAGTCAGCGGCGGATGCTGTTCCGCGGCTCGATCGGCGAGATCCGGCGCGCGGGCGGGGCCTTTCACGCCGAGCTGCGCGGCCTGACCGAGGCGCTGAACCGGCCGCTGGGGCGCGTCTATCAGGCGCCGTGCACGGCGGTGCTGGGGGATGCGCGCTGCCGTGTCGATCTCGATGAGCCGGGGTATTTTCACGAGGGCGCGGCGGTGCAGGTGCAGGACAACCGCGAACTGCTCTTCGGCGCGCTGACCGGCTTCGAGGCGGGCTGGTTCCAACGCGGCCGGCTGGTGGTGCTAAGCGGTGCGGCGCAGGGGCTGACGGGGGCGATCAAGCGCGACCGTTTCAGCGAAGAGGGGCGGCGGATCGAGCTTTGGCACCCGCTTGGGGCGACGCTTGCGGCGGGCGACCTGCTGCGGCTCGAGGCGGGCTGCGACAAGCGTTTCGAGACCTGCCGGCTGAAATTCAACAACGTCCTGAACTTCCAGGGCTTTCCAGACATTCCCGAGGAGGACTGGATGTTGGTGCATCCGACCCGGGCCAAGGCCAAGGGCGGGGGAAGCCGGCGATGAGCAC